TCGTGGTTCGGGACAATGGTCCCGTCGGACTTCGGCACGAACACCTCGTGGCCGCGCTCACCGACGAGATAGGCCTTGCCTGCAGCGACCGGCCCGCCGTCGGCCCGCGCGCCGGCCAAGCCAGTGGGGGCGATGATCTCGGTTGCATTGCTCAGACCTGGGGTGCTGCCGCCTCCCCCGAGCAATGCACCTCCCGCAGCCCGCAGCAACTGCCCGAAGATCCCATCACCCTCACCGCCTTTGACCAGGTCTCCGAACATCGCCCGCGAGATGCGGGCCGCGGCTGCCTGGGCGACCATGTCCCGCAGCATCTTCAGGAAGCTCTTGCCGATGTCTTTGAAGTTGCCATCGAGCGCATCGCTCAGGCCCCGCCCGAGGCTGTCCTGAATGTTCTCTGCCGCCTGCCGCGAGAACTCATCCGTCTGGCTGCCCAGCTCGCGCAGCCGCTTCTCGGCCGCTCTGAATTCATCGCCCTCTTTGGAGACTGCGCGCGCGTATGTTTCCGACGTGATCAACCCGTCACGCCGAAGGTCGTTCAGGTGCGCCACCGCGGCGCTGTAGGCCTCCAGCGGCGTCAGCGTGTCCTGATACACCCGCTTGGCTTCATCCTGCTCCGCAAAAAGGCGCCGCTGACGCTCCTTCTGGTCTTCGTCGGCCTTTTTCTTGAGCTCCTCGACCTCCTTGAGGTGATCGATCTCAGCCGAGATCGACAGGATCTGCTGCTGCTGCGCATCGGTGATCTCGCCGCCCGCGGTACGGATGCGCTGGATCTCCGCCAACGATATCTCGACCTGGCTGAGCTCCTTGACCTTCTCTTTCTGCTTCGTGAGGCTGTCGATGTAGCGGTTGGCCGCGGCCTCCTCGTCCTTGGCCTTCTTGTCAGCAGCGCCGCCGCCGATCACCGGTGCGGCGCCGCGGTTGTCTGGAATCACGGGCGTGAAGCCTCGATCTTCCTTGCGCTTCTGCGCAGAGCCATTCGGGTCTGCGTCGTCCGCCAAGCGCTTCAGGTCCGCGCTCGCGGCCGTCGCGATGCGCTGCTGTTCTTCGATCTTGCTGCGGTAGGTGGCAAGCCGCCGCTGCGCCATTTCGTCGGTGGGATCGCGCTGCAGCTGCAGCTCGACGCCGTTCATCTGGCTCTGGAGGCGCGTCATTTCGCCGATGGCGGCGCGCGCACGGCTCTGTGCCTGGCCGATCTCGTCGACGCCCAGGGTGCGCGCGACACCGCCACCCATCGCGACCAGCACGGCATTCAGGAGGCCGCCCTCTTTCTTGGCCTCGAGGATCTGGTTCGTGATCGCCACGAGCGACTTGAGCAGAGGGCCACCAACGGCAATCGCGGCCGCTTCCGACGACAACTTGAGCTTCGTCAGGTTGTCGTTAAAGTCAGCCGCATCCTTGGCGAGCGAGCCGCTGTAGATCGCACCGAGTTGCTCCGCCTCGAGGCGCAGCTTCTCGATGCCCTCGCGGCCCTGATTGAGCAGCGGGATCATCTCCTGGCCGCTCTTGCCGAACAGGCGCTGCGCGTCGGCAGCCTTCTCGGGCCCGTCGCTGTAGGAGGCGAAGCGGTCAGCCAGATCGCCGAGCACCTGGTCCTGACTGCGCAGCGTGCCGTCTGCGTTCTTGACCTCCACGTTGAGCGCCTTGAAGGTCGCTGCCGCTTCCTTGTTTCCGCTCGCCGCCTCGGCCATCAGCTTGCTGAGCCGGCCGACGCCACCGGCCAGCACCTCGAAGGGCGTGCCGACTGCTTCGCCCGCAAAGCGGAGCTCGCTCAGCTTCTCGACGCTGATCCCTGTTTTCTCCTGCAGGTCATCGAGCATGTCGAGCGTATCGATCGCTCCCTTGGCGCCCACAAGCGCGAAAGCGCCGGCCAAGGTGGTACCAACGGCCGCCATACCCGTCTGGACCGCAGCGGCCTGGCGCTTCAGCCCGTCGAAGCCGCGGCTCGCGCTCGCGAACATCGCGGCCGTCTGATCCTTGCCGGCAAGGATGATCTCGGCACGTGTCACCATGTCAATGCCTCCCTCTGCGGCGGGCGTTCATGGCCTTGACCTGGTCGACCACGCTGGGACGACGAGACGCGGACGACTTCGGCGCCGGCGGCGCCCAGGGGTCGGGGCCGAGAAAGTGCGCAGCCGACCAGGCCTTGCCGTCCTGGCGTGTACTTGCGCCCTGAAGCGTGGCGGCAAGCAAAGCCGCATGCTGCAGCCGCTGCGTCTCCGGATTGAAGCCCTCGTGCTCGTACATCACCTGCCATTGCGCAAACTCCAGGGCGCTCATGCGCCGGCCCAGTTCTTCGACGGTGCTTCCCAGATCCCGCGCCAGGACGAAGGCGAATCGCAGCGCGGGCTGGGCGGCTAGTTTTTTCTGACGGCTTCCGGATCTCGGCCCGAGAGTCGCAGCGCGATGCCGAACAGATGGAACGTGAGCTGACGATGTGCCCCGCCGAAGACGTCCCAGTCGTCCATCGACATCACGGGCATGCCCTCGTCGTCGACCACGCAGGCGTGGAGCATGCGAGGAACGACCAGCTTGCCGGCCCGGGTACGCGCTTCCTCCTCGGTCTCGCCGTCGACAGGCTTGGCCGCCTTCTCGTTCAGGTCGTCAAGCTCCATGCGCTTCGACATGAGCAGCCCTCGCACGACGACATCACCGCCGAGCGGCTCGCATGGCTCGACCTGCTGCGGCAGCACGGGCTTCCGCACCGATTTACGGTTGATGACCATGGGTCAGGCTCCCGGGTAGGCCTGCAGCCAGCCGCGCACGCCGATCTTCACGGGCGTGGTGACCGCCCCGCCAGCGCTGCCACCCGGCGCCATGCTGGTGCTGGGCAGACCGGCGAAGAGCACCGTCGTGCCGTCGAGGAACTTGAACCGCACCGCCAGGACACGGCCTTTGCGCGCGCCGACCTGCAGCGCCAGCAGGGCGGGATCAGCAACGTCCCACAGGGAGCCGAAGCCGTAGACCAGCGGCGACTCGGCGCCCGGCTTGTTGAAGCCGCGCTTCATGTGGATGGTCTGGATCAGCACGTCGCTGGTCTCGCCACCCGACGGGGTCACATCGGTGAAGGTGTTGGCGCTGACGCCGAACGTGATCTTCGCGGCCGAGCCCGAGACGAAGCTGCCGTTCATGTCCGTTGCGTCGATACCTTCCGCGACGAACGAGACATCCGCGACAACGGTACCGACGCGAACCACGGCATAGTCGAGATCGCCCATGCCCTTGACGCGCAACAGCACGATGTCTCCGAGCGTGAAGTCGTGATCGGGGGCCGCGATAACTGCGGGGTTGGCCTTGGTGATCCCGGTGATCGCTACCGGCGCGGCCAGGGCAGATTGCACGTCGACCTGCACCTCGGACCAAATCTGAAAATCGGACATGTGGAGCTCCTGCTAAAGGGGTTGTTCCGGCGCACCGCGCCGGGTGATGTACTGGGTCCGCCAGGTCTGCTCACGCGCCGCCATGGCGCGATCGCCCTCGCCGCTGAGCGTGATGCGCGACGAAGCGATGCGCGTGCGTCCAGGCTTCGGCACGGCGAACGATGCGGCGCCGAGCACCTTCTCGACCTCGAGGCCAAGCGAGCGAGCCTGCGCGCCGTATTCGGTGCCGTGAGTGACCACGCAGGTCACCAGCACCGAGAAGACACGGGTTTCCCCGCCGGTCACGGTCTGTGGATCGACTTGCTCGCCATCCGGGGCCTCCTCGATCAGGATCGCCGGCAACTCGTCGGGCTGCAGCGGATCGACCCGATCGAGAAAGACGCGCGCGCCGGCAGCCGTGCCAGCGGCCAACAGCGCGGCCTTGTAGCCGTCGAGGATCTGCTGCTGTGCGTGCGCCACGATCAGCTCGCCTTGCGGAGTGCGTAGACCATGAAGCCCGCCCCGTCTGGATCGGAGCTCACCGTCACGTACTCGGATTCGACCAAGGTCACGGGATGTCGAAGGGTGATCGCAGTGTTGTGCGGAAGCTTCACAGCGTCGGCCAGCGATACCGTCAGTCGTGGTTGCGAGGCTTCGGCCGCGTCGTCGAGCAGCAAGGCCCCCGCATCCTCGAAGATGCCTCCGAACGGCTCAGCCGAGATCGACGGCGCGACAAGCACCTCGCGATTCGCCAAATGGTCGATCACGGCAGCGTTGGCGCGCATTTCGAGCGCAGCGAAGCCTCCCCGCATATCGTGTCCGGCTCAGGTCAGCGTGCCGGGCACGCCCGTAAACTTGACCGCGAGGACCGTGGCGCCGTTGCCAGCGGCCTCGAATGCATGCGCTGCCGCACCAGTGACGTCGCCGGTAGCCGGCGTAGCAGCGTTGTCGTCGAAAGCCGCAACGGATGCATCCCAGGTCAGCGATTCGCCGGCCGCGATGACTGCGCCCGAGACCTTGGGCACCGAGAACACACCCTCGAGTTGCAGTAGGCCACTTGCACCGTTTGCGACGTCGCTGGTCGCGACGCCCAGGATGTTTCCGACGCGGACCACCTGGCCCGAGGTGACGTTGGCGCCCGCAACGAACGGCATGACGCGGCCGGTTTGAACGAAGTTCTTCATGAATGGACTCCAGGGTTGGAAAAGTCGCCCAGCTCGTGCGAGCGAGCCGGGTCAGGCGCCGTTGGCCTTGTAGAGGCCGCGGAAGTCCACCGCCTTCGCGGCGAAATCGAGACGGCACTTGTAGGAGATGCCATCCACCTCGAAGCCCATTTCGGACTCGATGACCGGCCCTTCGGCACCGTCGAGGTAGGTGTACTCGACGGTGTCGACCTGGCTGTTCGCGGCGGCGAGGTACCAGTTCGTGGCGCTCGTGCTGTCCAGCAGCGGCTCGACGATCGGCTCCAGCGCGGTGCGGCCGCCGGCGCGGAATTCGTTGATCTCGGTCTTGGTGGCCGGGGTGTAGTTCGAGCTGGTGAGCTGGTACGCGGTCTGCTCGAGCGCCGCGGGCACGATCAGGTAGGACGGCGCGATGTTCAACTCTTCGCTCTGCAGGCCCTTTTGCGTCCGCATGGCCGTGCGTCCCGACGCGAGCGCGGAAAACTGCAGCGCAGAGCCGGCGCCGGTGCCCAGGTTCGTGTGCGTCGCATGGAACAGTGCCACGCCATCGGACAGCGCAGCGTTGGCGGTCAGCTGCGAGTAAACGGTGCGATTCTCGAGACGGCGCGCCGAGGCGCCGAACGCGCTCACCAGGCGATCGAAGCCGCGCAGATCGTCATTGATGATCGCCTGACGCGTGAGAGCCACGATCCGGCCATAGGTGACCACGGCATAGGTCTCGGCACCGTCTTTCATGGTGCCGTACTTGAACTCGCCGTGTTCGTTCGTCTGCAGCAGCTCGGGGGCACCGGAAAGCTGCACCACGCTGATGTTCTTAAAGTCCGGAGCGTTCGGGGCGCGACGGGCCCAGATGCCATAGGTGCCCGGGTTCTCGTCGTAGGCATTGCGCAGACGCTTGTTGGCCACGTTCGCGAAGAGCGAGGGAAAGTCCGCCGTCGTGTTGTAGCCAGGCGCCCGGAAGGTCAGCATGCGCGTAGCCAGCGCGAGACGATCCAGACCGCGCGTGCTCTGGCCGTGCGCCTCGAGGAACTCGCGCCCCATTTCCAGCAGCGACATGCCACGGTACTGGCGGCCGTTGTCGTCGAGCTTCGTGGATGCGGCGACCCGGTGAAGGATGGCCTGCTCCAGGCCCGCCATCCGCACTTCCATGGAATCGCGAACGGTCTGGATCTGGACATTGCGGTGGCCGCCGGCGGCCGCATCGCGGTGAGCGAGCTCCTCCAGGACGGCCGCGCGTGCTTGCTCGACGGATTGACCTCCGCGAATCAGGCCAGCAGCGAGGTGACCGACGTGGTGGCGCACACACACATCGGTGATGTCGCTCGCGCGCTGGGTGGCGGCTTGTGCCGCTGCATCGGCGACGGCGGTTTGCTGCGCGCCCGCCGGAGCATTGGGCGAAGCGGCCGGGTCGGCGCGGTTTTCTTCGGTCGACGCAGCGGCGCCGCCGGCGACATTGGCTTGAGGCATGGAAGGTTCCTTGGAGGGTGGAGTTGCGGCGGAGGTGCCCACCGTGGGCGATGCGGGGTGACTGCGGACCTCGATGAAGTCACAGGGGAAAGTGCGTTCGGCAGCGTCGGGGTCACCGCCTTGCGGGCGATCGCCGCGGACTTGGCAGTCCATGTCAGCCGGAATGGGCACGAGGGACACCTCGTAGGGCTCCCAGTCGATGACGCGATAGGTCCAAACGCCGCCCTCTTCGGCCGGCGCCACCATCTCGATGCGATGGCGTACATAACCGACCGAAACGTTGCGGATGATCTTGTCCGCCACGTCCTGTACATAGCCAGCGACGGACTCTCGGCGCGAGAAAGTGACATCGCAATGTCCCTCGCCGCCTTGTATGGTCGGGTTTTCGACGACGCCCAGCTGGGCCTCGAGGCTCCACGAGTTGTGGGTGTTGAGAAGCGGCGCGCCCCGGGTGAGGCGTTCCATGCGGATGGCCCCATCCTCGACTACGAGTTGCTCGATGTAGCTGCGATCGCGATACCAGTCGTAGCGCCGGACGGCCGCCCCTGCGGCAAACACGAGCTGAGCCGTGGCAAGCGGCGAATCGGAGCCCCCGCTTTCATGCGCAGCAGCGCGGTTGAAACCGCGCAGCTCCATGGTGCGGCCCGCGAGCGGCAGATCATCCCGACGGGTGGTGGAGTTTGCGACTTGAGGCATGG